GGTGCGGGAGGGGGCGGTGGCGGTGCCTCCCCCAACCCCCCCGCGCCTGCCGGTGGCGGTGGCGGTGGAAGCGGTCGTAAAGGCGGTAGCGGCCGTAAAGCGGGCGGCGGCGGCTCAGGCGCGGCCAAAGACCCGATGCAGGCGTGGGAAGAAGAAATCAAAGCCCAAAAGCTGGCATACGAGGAAATGCAACGCGAAACGCTGTCCCATCAAGAATGGGATTTGGCGCGGGAAGCCGCTTACTGGCGCGCAAAACTGGCAACGGTTGACGCTGGCAGTAAAACAGGCTTGAAACTGCGTGAAAAAATCCTGACCCTTGAAGACCAATTATCCAAGCAATCAACAGAAGCCAAAATCAATCAGGTGGCGGCATGGGAGAAGCTGGATAAACACAAGTTGGACATGGAAAAGGACGCGGCAGACCAAGCTCTAGCCAACGGTCGAATCTCGCAACTCGAACGCCTAGACTTGGAAATCGAGTTTGAAAACCGCCGGTACCAAATCGCCTATGACGCATTGCAAGAACGGATCGCGCTTGCCGAACAAGACCCGACTTATAGTCAGACGGCTATCGCCAAGCTGAAACAGCAAATGGCGGAACTTGGACAAGGTCATGAACGCGAGCAAGGCAAAAACAAAGGCAAACGGGAGCAGCAACGCCGAAAAGACGCACCAAGTTTCTCCGAGATGCTGCAAGACGGCGGGAAGAATGTTTGGCAGACGGCACAAGACCAGATGGGGCAGGCTTTTTCCGCCATGCTGTCTCGAACGCAGACGTTTAGCCAAGCTATGACGGGCTTTTTCAAAAGCACGGGGCAGGCGTTTATCCAAGAGATGGTTACTAAACCGCTGATGGGCATGATGAAACGCATGGTGCAGGAATCAGCGATTTATAAATCCATCTTTGGGGCTAAACAAAGCATGGAGCAGGCAGGCGCGGCGGCAACTGTTGCAAATAAAACGGCTGAGACTTCGGCGGTTGTAGGGGCAAACGCAACGCAGGCGGCTTCGGGCGCGGCGGCATCTCAAGCGGCTATACCTATTACCGGTCCTACTCTAGCGGCCGCTGCGATGGGCGCGATGTTTGCGCTTGTGATGGGTTTGGTTGGCGGCGGGGGGGGTTCAAAAACGACCACGACCACGACGCGGATTCCGTCGGCTGCGGGCGGCTGGGATATTCCCGCCGGTATCAACCCGCTGACGCAACTGCACGAAAACGAGATGGTTTTACCAGCGGAACACGCGCAGACAATCCGTGAAATGGCGGGTCAGTCGGGTGGTGATAACAGTACGATTATCATCAACACAACGGGCGGCGACTTTGTCCACAAAAAGGATATAGCGAAGCTGCTGAAACAGATGAATCGTGATTTCAAATTGGTATAAGTGGTTAGGTCGTCTGAAAGGGCGACCTTTTTCTATGGAGGTTTTTAAATGAGCAAGTCTATTCAATGGCTTAAATACGCCTTTGAGCTTCGTTTTCTTCCCGTGCGCTTTCAGCGTTGGTTGTTCAGCACGGGGACGCGGGCGGTTGAGTTTGTCAGCGGGTGTTCGATGATTGGTTACGCACTGGTCTTCGCGTTCTCGCCGAACGATATCTACAACTGGCCCATCTACTACAAGTTCAAAGACATTTCGGAACTGACGCTAATACTGGTCTTTGGCGGCGTCGGTGTGTTGCAGTTAGCGGCGATGTACTGGCAGACATTCAAAGGGGAAGTTCTGTCGGGCTATATGTTGCTGATATCAGCTTTTATTTGGTATTTGACAGCATATGCTTTCTGGGCTGCCTATCCGCCTGCTCATACGGGCATGGTTATTCCGCCCGTCTTGGCGTTCCTTTGCTTACTCGCTGGAAATAACTCACTTAAATTCTTGTTTTCGGAGGATAAATTCAAACGAGAACAAAAGGGGGAATGATGCACGATTTTTTTCAATTCGGCTATCTGTTTGCCATAGGGGGCGGCATCGTCGGTAGCGTTTGGTCAAGCATGAAAGACCATGACGCACCAGTATCAAGCCTGTTTGAAGCCTTGATTTCGGCGGTTGCTGCGGCGGCAGTAGCAGAACGGTTTTTGATGGTCAATCAAGTTTGGACTTGTGCGGTAGCCGGTGCTTTTGTCGGCATCTTGACGGGTCATGCGATGGATACCGTTAAAAGCCTAGCCCCAGGCATTATGACCAAATGGGTCAAGAAAACGGCGGGTAAATTCGTCGATAAAGATTAATTCAACAACAGGTCGTCTGAAATTCAGGCGACCTTTTCTTTTGGAGATAAGAAATGCAAATCACTGAACACTTTAGCCTGAAAGAACTGACGCGAAGCGAGACCGCGCGACGTTTGGGGCTTCAGAACGTGCCGTCTGCCGCGGAAATGGCAAATATCCAATACACGGCGGAGCAGCTTGAAAAAATCCGCGCTTATGTTGGGCGCGGAATTGTCGTAACTTCATGCTTTCGTAGCGAGCGTGTGAACAAGGCGGTCGGCGGGTCGCCAACATCTGCCCACCGTTTCGGCTTGGCTGCTGACTGCGATGCCATCGGCTTAACATCTTTGGCGTTTGCGAAAGAAATCATCAAAATGCGTGACGAGGGGAAAATCACATTCGACCAGTTGATTCTCGAATTTCCCGAACGTGGGGACGGCGCATGGGTTCATGTCGGTTTCCGCCGCAACAGCCCTATGCGTAACCAAATCATGACCGCAACCAAAAAAGGCGGGAAAACCGTGTATTTACCGGGTCTGCACGTTTAGAGGTTGGGCATGAATCCCGTTGATTTTGCAAATCGGAAAATCGCGGAATGGCAAACCAAAAGCCGAGAGGCGAGCGAAAACGCAGACCTATCGGCTTTTGAGTTTGCCGAACGTGAGATTAAAACCTATAAGGATATGCGTGAATTATGGCTCAAACGTTGCTCAAAAATTGGAAATTGATTGCGGCTTTAGTTGTGATCGCAATCTGTATCGGCGCGTGGCAAGCCGACCGCAAAACGGAATATCGGCGCGGGCGTGATGAAATGGCCGCTGAAATTTCAGGTCGTCTGAAAGATGCCGCGATTGAAAAAGCGAAAGAAGACCGCAAAACGTCTGCCGTATATCAGGCAGAAAAAGCGGTGCGTGAAGAAAAAGAAAGGGTGCGCTATGTACAAGTTCAAAAGATTGTCGAAAAGCCTGTTTTTCGCAACGTCTGCGTTGATTCTGATGGGTTGTCAGTCATCAACGCCGCCATTGCCGACGGCGATTAAACCGCCTGCCGATTTGGTGCAGCCATGCCCGAAACTGCCTAAATTGCAGGGCGGTACAGGCGCGGATGTGCTGCCGTGGTCGTTACAGGTCATTAGTCTATACCATGACTGCAGGGCGCGTAATAAGGCGTTGTCTGATACTCTTCAATAAAACAAAGGCCGTCTGAGATTTCAGGCGGCCTTTTCCTCATTTATTCTTCAAATATTCCAACAATTTCAGCCATTTGGTGTGAGGCATATTCGCATAACTACTCATGCTTGGGCTTGCTTCCCATTTTTGGGCGGTTTTCAGTTTTGATTCCGTGATGTCGGCAACATTCTGCTGTGTCAACCCATACTCTTGGCGTAGGGCTTTCAGGTTTGCCGGTGTGTAACCAAGCTCAAAATTCTCAATCATCAATATCTCCAAAGCTTAATTCTTCACATATCCGCCAAATACTTTTTTACCCCAATTTAAATCATCGAACATATCCCAAAATGCAGGTACATCAAGTGAATAGAATAAATGTTGTTCCCCGTTTTTGTATGTCATGATTTGAGCAGTTTTAATATTTTCGTTTCCAATCGTAATGAATTTGAATGAAACTTCATGAACTGTAAAAGCTTCCCCATCTACAATTAAAATATTTTGTTCGGGCTTAAACTCCGCTTCTTTTGTTTCGCCAGTATTGATCCGGTTGAATCGTGTAACAGTTTCGTATTGACGTTTTACTTCAGTTTTTTCGGTTTTGATGATGTTTATTGAGAATTTCATTTTTTGCTCCTATAAGCCCCTGTCAGCCCGGGCGCGACGTGGTTGGTTTATTTCCAAGATTTGAGGGCATCGACAACGTGCTGCATCCGTTCCTCTCTCGTTTCAAGACCTTTTAAAGAGATGTCTTGTACAAAGTAGCCATCTTCGTTTCGGATGCTGGCATATCCTTTGTGCCACTCGATGGAATATTTGCGCTCAACCTGCTGCTCAGTAGTTTGTACGCCATCAAATATTTTAGCGGTTACGGTAAGTTTTACGGTAGTCATGATATTTTTCCTTTTGCCCCTGTTAATCGGTTTCGGCGGTCTTTGTTGTCCGTCCATGTGTGCATATTACCTCGTTAAACGAGGTAATGCGATAGGTTTTTTGATAAATTTATCAAAAAGTATCTAACACACTGATTTATAACAGAATAAACTTAAAGTGAATCTACAAAGTCCGCCCAATCTTGCAACATTTGGCGGCGTTGCGTGATAAATTTGGCGTGAAAATAGGCCGCGTCAGTCTGATTGTCTTTGGCATGGGCAAGCTGTGCCTTGATGTACTCATGCTCGTAACCCATCTCTGATAGGTTGGTTGCCAGCGTCGCCCGAAAATCATGCCCTGAGATTGTCAGCCCCATATACTCCAATGCCCTATTAATGGTTGTTGCTGACAACATATCGTCAGGTCTTTTACTGTTTGGAAACAGTAGCCGCCCGTTACCCGTCATTGTGTGCAACTCTTTGAGTAACTCGACGACTTGAGACGACAGCGGCACGACGTGCATTCTCGACTTTTTCATCTTGTTTGCAGGGATGCGCCAAATCGCGGCGGAAAGGTCAATATCAGCCCATTCCGCGCGCCTTGCCTCTATTGTTCGAACGGCTGTGTATAGCAATAGCTGCGCGGCTTTTTTGACGACAAACGAGCCATTATAGTTTGCAAGGCTTGCTTTGAACGCCCTGATTTGTTCGGCTGTCATGGCTTTGGCGTGGGTTATTTCGGGGCGTTTAAGATACCCGGCAAACGCTAAAGTCGGGTCATTCGTCGCCCGCATTGTTCGGATCGCGTATAAAAATACTGCGCTCATGTGTTGGCGGGTGTATATGCCTGACACGATAACGCCTTTGTCTTTGCAAACGTCGAGGCACTCCATAATCTGACGCGGTGTTACTTTAGTTATTGGTGTATCCCCGATAATGGGATAGGCGTATTTTTTAAGCATACGATGTATGGCTTTAATGCCGCCATCGCTGATTGTCTTGGATGCCAGGTACTCTTCGGCGATGGCTTCAAATGTGTTTCTGTTTTGGCGCGCGTTTTGCCGTTTTTTCTCGGCTCGGTCTTTGGCTGGGTTAATACCCTGCTGGACAAGTAACCGCGCTTCCTTGCGTTTCTCCCGCGCTTCAGCAAGCGAGATTTCAGGATATGCGCCAATAGCAAAAACGGACTCTTTACCGTCAAGCCTGAAGCGATAACGCCATAGTTTTGAGCCGTTCGGGTTTATTACGATATACAAACCGTTGGAATCGGTTAATTTATAAGGCTTCTCGGCTGGTTTCGCCTTGCGGATTTGGGTATCGTTAAGCATAAAAAAAGCGGGTATGTGTGAGGGGATACCCACAATCAT